GTTAAGCAATTGCGTAAAACCTATTTTAACTGAACAATACCCATCCCCTTTTAAGGAGTTAAAGCCTAGTGCTGTTCTTAGCCTTCATCAAGACGTATAACTGCTTTTTTTATCTTTATTAATTCAGTCCATACAGAAAACTGTAACTTTAATCTGTTAAGTGTAACTAACTTTATAGAAATTTTAAAATATGAAAAATTATATTGTATTCTTCTTAAAGTCTGATGGAACGAGTGATTCAACATCAGCAGACTATATAACATTAAAAGACTTTGATAGCTTTCCTACTAAGAGCGAACTAATTAAGTCTGCCATTGAAAAGATTGGTAGCTCAAATGGAAGAATCAGGTTTAAAGGAATATCCGGAATAATAGAGGTTTCTGAGGAAGATTTAAATAACTGGAAACAATAAAATTATGGCATCTGATCCTAATATACACTGTGTAAACTTTGAACTTGAATATATTGACGTTACTGATAGAGGCTTTATTAATAATAAGATAGTACAGTTTCTATATGACACTCCAAAATTCATTATTAAATCAGTTAGTGTAACCTTAACTAAAGAAAATAAATATTTAGTAGTTGCAGTTGTTGAATATTTTAAAGAGGCGGGGTACTCGACTGACGAACCGAATAACTTCTAAATTAATGAAAACACTACTACTCCTACTATTCATTTCAACAGCTTCGTTTGCACAAACATGGCATGTAACCCCTGAGGGTTTTAAATATGGTGATGAAGACTATCAAGTAGCCGAGTTTAAAGACGCTTCAGCGGCTGTTTTATATGACCGTGTATTGGCTTATTTGCACCGGCAATATAAAAACCCGGATGCTGCACTAAGTACCATTGAAGACACTCAAATTACAGTTAATGGTTTTGAAGCTAACGCGGTACCACGATCTAAAGGCGGTAATGTATTTGATTTAGATTATACCTATACCATTCGCTTTAAAGACGGCAAAGTGCGTATAGACGCTCCTTCTCTTGAGATGACTACCTTAAGAACCTCAGATTATAAACGTCTTAACTTGGTAACCAATGACACCGGAGGTTTTTTAACTGGCAACTATGGTATATATAAAAATGGGAAACTTAAAAGCGAACTTGCAAAAGAAACCTTAGAGACGTTCTTCTCTTTTCGGTTTATAGGGCTACTCTCAGCTGCGTTGAATGAGTCTCCAGTAACCGAAACCAGCGACTGGTAACAACCTGTTAAAAACACCCCCTGCTAACGGCTTGCTTATTATACAGCAAGCCGTTATTTTTGTTACTAGATGAAAGGGCAATACTCACTTTACGATAATCTTATTTTTCAGCCTATTGAGCCGGCGCACAGCAAGCCTAATTTAGCACGCCGTGCAGATGCCATTGCACACCGGTATTATTATTACGGTTCTATATGCCGTATGCTGTATGAAGATTGCCTACATCACTTGCACCTTGAATTCTTCCTTGAGCCAGACACGATCTACAACGAACTCAAAAAACGAACTGCCCTGGTTAATCGCCTCGTTGATGCGCGTACACCGGTTGCAGAGCTGCGCAAGCAATACCCGCATTTTGACTGGTCTGGGCGCGTGAATTTACCCGGCGTCTAGCGCAGAGCTGTCTCGGTATTGCGTGGTGAAAACAAGCTCTAGCACGGTAAATTGATCAGGTCTTTTTTGCTTTCGCTTGCCTACACACTCCAGCGCGTTAATTTGCCCATTGCTCCAACCTTGCAAGGCTTTATAGACCGCTTCCTCCACATCATAATAAAACAGGCTTTTTTCGCGTGCAGCTTCAGGAGTGACGGCATTGGTGTTGCCTCTCCAGTCTAAGCAAATGGCCACAGTGATCTGGGCGTTACATTCCTGTATTTTTAGGTTCAAATTTTGCCGCCGTGGTTCTTGAATGTCTATCAGCGTTGCAGGGAATAGAATTGGCGGTTTCTCATAATTCATTTGCCCCTTATCTTCATCAGCCCATTTGATCACGTCAAGGGCTTGCAGACGATCTGTAAGGTCTATAAATAGCGTTTTCATCGATTGTTGTAAAATGCCGTAAGGCGGTTAATAATAGCTTGATTGAGATACTTAGAATTGCCCATAAAGCGTCGCTCAGGCATCTTGTAATTTACGGTACGCGTATGCGCCTTGATCTGTACCCGTTTTCCTTTACCCATAAAGTTGCGGTTAGTATAACTCTTTACGTTGCGTATGCCGGTGATGCGTAATCCTTCATTATGCACACGTGCGTAGGGAGCTTTAGTATTACCGGCTGAGATTACCACCCGGGTTGCATTGATTTCGCTGGGGCGAATGGAGTTCATTAAATCACCGGTTCTGGTAAGAATACGCCCTTTACCTCGGGTTTTGGTGGCTGCGTATTTGGGGTTAAGCGTTTCCCAAGGCACACCGTCCCACTCCTGCGTATTGAAACGCTCTTTAAAGAACTCGACAGCAGTATCTGATACTATTGTAGGCACGGCAGCATCAAAACGATGCTCAAAACGTGAAAACCAGTCGTTTAATTGCTTTTGATAGTTCATTTACTGTATCTTTGTAGTAAGTTGATGATGACGGTAAAGGGGCGGCCAACACCTAGCAGGTGACGGGGGCGGCCTACGGCTGATAGGGACGGCGTCATCTGATATTAACCTGCATCTATAACCCCGCTCTTGTAGCGGGGTTTTACTTTTTATACACCAGCAGCCCGTTGCGGTGTTTGTTTAAGATTGTTCTTTTTTCGGTTAGCTCGTACCACGTAAGCAGCTCCATTGTTCCGTTTTTGATCGATGCCCTTACTGTGATTGTTTTATCAAGAAAGTATGAGATGTACACCATCTCGCCCAGCTCTGCACCATTTAACCAAACCTCGTGTGGGGCTGTAAGCGTCTGGCCTAAAGCTTCAAGTAAACGCACTCGTTCTGCACGCCTTTTGGTATGCCGTTTAAAATTACCCTCTTTCACTTGTAGCGGCCGTTTGTGATAGTCTTTAATCACGCGTAGGTCATTAAGGCTTTCTAACTGGTCAAAGAATTCAGCAGCTGTGCCCTCATAAGTCTTTGTAGCTTCGGTGGCTTGCTTTTTGGCATTGCTGTAGCTGTCAAGACCCCAGTCTGCCGGTTTAAGCGTGTTGATCATTTTTGCAGCTTTCCCGGGAAACTTATGTACATACTGCTGGTTTGCGGTAAACACTTCTCCAGTTGCCGCACGGTTAACACCCCAACCTTGTAATGCTTCGCTTTTAAACTGCTTGGAGTTTAGGTAGGCGTCAGCACGTTTGCGGGAAGCCCTCAGCTCTTCTTGAGTCACCTCGTTTTTTAAACGGGGCACAATGTAGCAGCGGCAGTTCCATCCATTAGGCGGGAATAGCTTATCCCAGCGCTTATCATTAGAAGGTAAAACGAGACCGTTAAGGGCAGCGTGCTCTGGTCTTACCAGATGATCACCTGCGGTTTTATACTTCCAGTACGGGTATAGTTCTGTTTGCTTAATAAGCCTGTTATACGTTGCCGCAGCTTCTCCGGTAAGTACCGCACTGGTGTACTCTGTCTCTAACCAGTTTTTATTAAAGACGCCTAAGCGCTCTTTAGCCATCTGGTAAAATTCTCTAAAGCTGGTAGCCTTTTTAAATAGTTCGTTTAACTCGTACACCTCTGCTAAGGTTTTTGCTCCACTAAATCTAAATAAATTTTGCTCAAATGCAGTGAGCAGCGCAGGATCATCGATGCCATACACAAAGCCCGGCGCGTCTGCTAAAGTAATAGTGTTGGCTTTATCCCAAGCTTCTTTAAATCCCTTAAACAACGTGCTTGCTGTATAGTAAAAGAGCGCAGCATCAAAACTTACCTTCCCTTTTTGCTCCCATATACGATTGATCAACCCATCATTATCAAAGCCTTCAAGCGCTGCCAGATTGATCGTGTGGTGATGACCACAGCTGGCTGTTGCCCCGGTCGTCTCCGCCGGGGCTTTTGAAAAAAAAGGTAAAAAGCGTTTAAGCCAGTTCAAGAACCCCCGATCAAGTTGCTCCTTGGTTTCCTCAT